TTGATGTTCAGAAAAACGTCTGTGACGGGAAGTGCCATTGCGCGGGCGGGCTATCCCTTAGAGGTAATTGATCTCAGTGATATAGATAGGCGCGTCTGTAGAGGCCTCGCGAATGATCTTGGCCGCGTTTGCCAGCGTGGGGCTCCAAATGCCCTCGTCTCCGTTAACGAGCTGATGGCCAAGCGTGGATGTCGGCGTGGTGCCGTCGAAGGTCACGCGGGCGTTTGCGCCTGTGATCGACCAGTAGATTCCCTGCGTCTGCTCGTTGAGCGGAGCAACAATAAGGCTAGCGGCGGCGGTCGCTGCCGTAACGGTGCGCCCAGAAACACCGTTTACAGGAACGGCGGTGGACATTTGATTTGAAATACGAACGACAGACATAGTGATGAGTAGTTGAGTTTTTGACCGGCTAAGTTATCGCCAATTATACCACGAACGAGGCTGGCTAGAGATATAGGTCGTAAAGCGGTTTCTGGACACCTGCGCGTTGTCCTGAACTTGGCTCTTGGTCATCTCGTAATTGAGCATTTCTTGAGCGGTCGCATCCTCTGCCTGCGCTTGCGGCGTGTTCTGCCCCGTGCTGCGCAGCCAGTCGGCATAGGTTCCGTGCGCAATGTATTCAAAGAACTCAATAGGGACGGTCGTGGCGTTGGCTTCGTAGGGTCCGCCCCATGTGGCGCGATAGGTAACGTAAGCCTGCGTATAGGGGACGGACGGCGTTGCCAACGGGATTGCGCCGTTGTTGGTGACGTGGAAATCCAAGTCGAATCCGTAGCAGGACGGTCCGCCATAGGGATTCGCTGTGCTTAGGCGCGTGAAGGCGTCAATATCGGCTCGCGTGCCCTCCGTGACCGTAGGGGCCGGAGAATCGCCTGTAACAACGCTCCAAGTGCCATCCCAAGGGTCGGTGCCGCCAGCCGTGGCGTAGTAAACGATAGTGCTGCTCGTATCGCTGGCAATGCGCCAGATAGAGCCAGTCCAGAACATCGCGACCTGTTCAGTGTCGCCGTTGAGGTAATACAGTGTTTTACTGTTGAGCGTTCCCGTTGGCTGAAACGGCCCGTTTATGTCCCTGCCAGCTAGCGCAACGTTCGCAACGCTTGCCTGTGTGAACGCAACCGCTCCGGTAGTCGGGTTGATGTAGCGGGCCTCGCCGACGTAGTTGTATCGCGGCCAATACTCGCAGGACGTGTAAGCCTTGAACCAGCGGGCGTTGACCAGCGACAGGATGCGCGTCTGCTCTTGCGACGTGAACGTGTCTTTGCCGCACAGAGCCTCTAGGCGGTCGAGAATGTCGGAGTATGTGCGAACTTGCATGGCGGTTATCGGGAGACGGAGCGCATGCGCTTACGGTCGGGACAGAAATCGGTGGTCAGGTGGCGCTTCCTTTTTCGGAAGTCCGCCAAAAACTCGTCATCTGACCATGCTTCCACGCCATATTTCTGCGAGATGCGCAGGAAATCAGCAGTTGGGATAGATGCCAGCTTGCGCATCTGCATATCCTTGCCGACGACATTTTTTGCACCCTGCTTTGCGTCGTTTGCCGCCGCGCGCTCACGGGCCAACTCAGTCTCGCGCTCACGCTCGAAACCCGTGCGAATCTCCCGTTCCATCGCCTTCCAGTATTGAACTTCGGTTATGATTTCGGACATAAAAAGGGGACACTCTTTCGAGTGCCCCCGTAGTATAACACAGGCCGTTACTTTGACCGATTACTTGATCTGCGAGAAATCGCAAATTTTCGCGAAAAAGGTAATCGAACCAGTCGTAAGCGCGCTGGTATTGGCACCCGTGGCGGTGAATAAGGCGGACAGCGTAGTGGCGCTAGCCGCATCGTAAACCTTGGCATTGATGACATTGGCGGTCGTCAAGTCGTTGTAGAACGCGCCGCTGTTGATGGCGGAACTGATCTCGGTGCCGTCAACGTGAACGACGGTAGCGGCAACAAAGCCGTCCGTGTCAACGCCGGTAACACCAAGTTCAACCGTCATGGTAGAGGTGGCGCCGCCATCGAAAAACTCGCCGGGCGCGATGTAGTAGCCAACCAGTTCCACATACCCGTCAGCGGGGATAGGGAAAAGGTCAACAACCTTGGTAGTAGCAGCAGCCGAAAGCTCGGCGTAACCCACCTTGCGGACGTGAGTGACATTGAGCTGGGCGTAAGTATTGGGAACGTTAAAAGACATGGTAGTTGTTTCCTTATTTGAGGATTAGAGGGTGCCGATTTTGCCGTGCGCCTTCGGGTTCTTGACGCGGGTGCCGAAAACAACGTCCATGTAGGCGCTCTTGCCGGTGCCGTCATCAGGCAGCATCTCCCAGCCAAGCGGGATGAGATTACCCACATCAGCAAACGCCGGATTGAGAAGATAGCCATTGATGCCCGTAGGGAAGCACAGCGGATTGCCGTTGATGATGTTGATTCGGCCAAAGGACGAATCGTAAACTTCAACATTGAGCGTGACGGTGCGCTTGGTGGCATCCTCGTTGACGTGGTAAACGTTGTCCGTGGACGTGGTAGGCGAGCGGAAGAACTTGTTGATAGCCTTGCGCAAGGCAACGCTGGCGATCATGTTGATATTCGTTACCTTGCCAGTCTGCGAGAAGATCGAACCGAGCTGGGTTTCAAGCACAACCTCCGTGTAGGTGCCGGAAGCATGGATGCTCGCGGCTGGCGTGCGGTATTGAGCGGGAACGTCAGCCGGACCATCGGAGTCGATCCAGTCAGCAAAACCACGGGTCTGCCAAGCGTCAACGGAGCCGCCTTGCGTAGCCTTGTCCTGCGTGCCGAGGATGGTAGCCTCAATGTTGCGCTTGATGACAAGCGTGGTGTCCTTCATGGACTCATCGAAGTTGGCCGGACCAGCGGAATCAACAGCCTCCTGCTCCTTGGTTACGCCGAAGGTTTCACCGAGCTTGTGGACGTTGTTGTAGAGACGCGCCTGATTCGCCATGCGGTTCGTGATGGAGGTCACGGGAGCGCCTTCGGGCGTCGGGGTCGTGCTGGGGGCGGCAAGAGCGTTGGTGAGCCAGCTGTATTCCATCGCCGAGAGTTTCGGCTTGGCGAGCATGGAGTAAACGGGAGTCTCGGTGGGCTCCAGCATGGAAAGGCCAGCCGCGAGGTCTTCGCGGTTGCCGATTTGAGCACCGGGATTGGTGGTGCCGTAAGTATTTGAGAGAGACATATATTAAGAGATTTGAGAGATTGAGATTTGGTGAACTATCGTTTTCCGGCGCTGGCTGCTCGCTTGGCCTGCTGCAAGGCCATGAAGTCATCTGAACTCTGAGTCTTGGCGAAACGGGCTTCGATTTCTTGTAGAGCGCGGTCGGCATTGGGATTGGCCCGTTGCGGAGCTGCGCCACCAAAGTTAGGGGAAGAAGGCGGATTCAGCGCGGCGGGTGGTTTCTGACCTCCTGCGGTGGTGCTGGTCGGCTTGCCATACATGCTATTGGCGGCGTGGGCTAAGATGCGCTCAAGATGGACTCCGAACTCGGGGTCCGCTTGCTCGATTGCAGCAAAGTTTACGCTCTCCTTCAGGCTTTGGAACTGGCGGCGGGTGTCGTTGTCGTCACCTTTCAGCCAAGCAAGCTCTGATGCGGCTTTATCCGCTGCCATGCTTTTGAGAACCTTGCGTTCCTCCTTCGTTTTGATCTGCTTGTATTGCTCATTGATGAAAACATCTTTGGCTTTACGAGCATCGCGCATATGTTGGCGAATGGCAGCTTTGGTGTAGTCCTTGCCGTTTGCATCCGTGTAAATCACGTCGTCGGCTCGGGCGCTGTCGTTATCTTCGATGAGGGCATCATACCAATCCACCTCCCTAGATACTTTCTGATACTCCGTTTCCAGAGCTTCGACGGTATCGACGTTGGCATATGGGTTGTTCTCAACTTTTGGCGTTGAAGCGAAACCCTTCTCGCGATCCGCTTTCAGTTCGGCAAGCTGGCCTTCAAGGGTTTTAGCCTTCTTGGTCAGTTCACCGAAACGGCTTAGGCTCTTAGATCGCAGCTTTTCAGCGAGCGCAGAGACTTGGGCCTCCGATAGCGTGTCGAGCGGGATTCCGTCCAACTCTTTGAGTAACTTTGAAAGAACTTCGTTGGAGACTTCGGCGGGCTGGCTTTCGTCAGCGGGCTTTTGCTCCGTAGAACCGGCTTCTGGCTCAGTGGCGGGCGATGCAGCTTTCTGCTTCTCCGCACGTTGGGCTTCACGAATGGAGAACCAATCGCTAGGCTTAGTTTCCGTCGTCGCTGCGTTTTGGTCCGAAGCAGTGGATTCGGTTTGACTTGATTCGAGCATGGTATTTTCACCTTATACGCCAAGGCGGTTGCGTGGCTTAATGATACCACAATGGCTTAATGGGCTTGACGGAGCGCAATGCGACAGCCATTAACCATCCATGAACTTTTGGCCTATCTGGATTATTCTCGGGCTTATTCCGATGGTTGTTTTGGCGATCATGCTGTATCGCAAACGCAGCGAATCGCTGATAGACGTTGTAATGAGCTTGGATAGTCGCACTGTCCCAGCTTACGAGTTTACCGTTGGATTAGCCGATGTAGCTACACGGAAGAATCTAGAACCAAAGATTTTTATCGTAAGGGAGCCACTGAAAGACAACGGGATTACGCAGATTGGTCGGATAGAAAAAGGCGTCATGATAACCTCCGTTACCATGCGCCCGATTTCAATTATTTCATGAAAATCCTAAAAAAAGGCAAGTCTGCTGTAGAGAAAATTCTAAGGAAATTGCATAAGCCAAGGCTTAAGCGATACCTAGCTTTTAGTGGCGGGCGCTACTATCCCGAAGGCGGAATGTATGATTTTGCCGGAGATTTCGACTCTCTAGAGCGTGCAATTTTTGCAATGAATGCCGTTGAGGCAGTGATTTCGTGGAAAACGCCAAGCCAAAAGTGGGATAACCGATGGGCTCATATTTGGGATTCGGTTGAACGCAAAGAGGCTTGGAGTAATCCGGTCATTGAGCTTAAGTCATGAAAATAATTAAGAAAGGCCAATCTGCGCCCGTGAACTGGTGGGTTGGTGCGAAGCTGACTTGCCAAACGTGCGGACAATGGCACGAACTTGAGGCTGGCGACGGAAACTTTTTTATTGAGAGTAGCTTTCGCGTAATCACCGAGTGCCTGAACTGCCGCGATCAAATGGTTCTTGTGCGGCTAATGGACCCTAAAGCTGCCGATACCGCTGCATCTCCTTTGCCTTGAAGTAGCCTAGCTGCCCAAGGATTTCGTTCGTTGCGCGAATCTCGCCTGCGATCTGGTTTAGCTGTTCGGTTGTCAGGCTTCCAAGTGAGAACGTGGAGATAGCCGCCTCTCGCTTGTTTTCCAGCGACTTGATGATCCTGAGATACTGGTCGTGCTGAAACAGGTATTCGACGTCTATCGCGAGCTGGTCGATTTGCTTTTCCATGTTAGAATATATTAAGCGGCGGGTGCAGCGGACGGACCTTGCGGTGCTGTTCCGAAGGCGGCAGGAGTAGCGCCGATGCGGCCAATCTCCGCGTTGACCTGCTGCTGCTGCTGAAAGACATACCCAGCTTGGTATGTGTCAATGCGCTTCTTGAACGCCTCATCTTGCGCGTAGCGTGCAGCCACGTCCGGCTGGCTACCGTAAGTCTGGATAACCTGCAACGCGATCTGCGCACCGTTCGGACGGGCGTTTAGCTCAATACCGCTGTAAATCTTGGCAAGGTCGTCCGTAACCTGCTTAACGACCTGCTGCTGAGCGGCCTCGGCGGGCATGATGATGATGTCGGCAAGCACGGGGTCGATATTGCCCGCCATGTATTCGATGAGCGAGTCAATGTTGATGCGGCCATTCTTATCCATCGCAATGAGCGCCTGAATCTGCGCCGTCCGCGCCTCCATCGTCTCCGTGTCGTTGTTGAGCGAGTCAAAGTTGATGATGATGTCGAAATCTTCCTCGGGGTCGCCACGGCCAAAGCGCACGGGGTCAGGCGATCCGGTCACGCGGAAAAACACCTCGTCAGGGCCGAAGCGCTGGAAAGCCTGATAGGTCGCCTTGAGCACATCGCGCACATGGGAGAGAAACTTGTCGGTGTTGAACTTTTGGATGGCGACAGAGTAAGGGCTTTCGGCGTCCAATCCCATAATCTTGTCGGCCTGCTTCGTCATCGTGTTCTCAACCTCGATAGACATTTGGTTTGGCACCGGTTGGTCGCCCCAACGGACGCTATTCGGGCGCGTCTCGGTGTTGTGATAGCCGGGGCGCATGATGGGCGGCGGCATACCGGGAGGGCCGAACGTCGGCGGAACGGTAGAAATGCTGTTGCGGTCAATGCGGGCGTCGCGCTCGGCTTTGACAACCTGCTGGAATCCACGCAACTCCTCCGGCTTCGTCTGCAAGTCGTAAACCTGCTTATTGTCCGCACTCATGCGCGTGACGATAAACGGATAGTCCTTGTAGCCGTTTAGAAGCTCAAACTTGGCGTAACCCGAAACCTGCTCATTGCCGGTGAAGTCGGGCGTGAAAATCGTGCGGTAGATGCCCTCTGCGCCGTCCTCACGGTCAATCAAGCGCTGGAACGCATGAACTACGCGGATAACCTTAGAATTGCGCCAATTTCCACGGTAGGGGATAGTGGTGTTGCCTCGCTGCTGCGGGTCAGTCTGCCCAACCTGAACTTGACCGGCCAGCTTCTCAATAACGTAGTCAGCCCAGCCGCGATCCCAGCCGTTTTCGGCAACCTGCGACTCGATTTCCTGTGCGGTGGGATACGTCACCCAAAAGCAAATTGGCACACGCTGCGGGTCCATCGTCCATGCGGGCATCATAAACTCACCGTCAGGCGCGCACGTTTGCACGTCGGGGCGGTTAATATCGGTGACGTAGGCAGGCATTTCGGCAACGCCTTTGGCCTTCAAGTCCGTGATGGCCTTCCTTGCGCGAGACGGCTTCACATCGGGGAACGCCGCCATGATAAGCTCCATCAGAACCTCGTCAGCCGAACCTTGGATAATCGCCTGCGCCAGTTCAGGGTTATTCTGATTGATCTGCTCAATGTCGAACTTTTGCAGCACCTTGCGTCGCTTCTTTTCCCATCCAACGTAAGTCACCATCAGGCCACGCTCTAGCCCATAATTCGCCGCAAGCTCCATCTGGCGAAGAAACGCGGGGATGTAACTAGCAACCATCCATTTCAGGAAAGAGCTGATAATCTTTGATCGCGGTCCATCGCTAGCCTCAACGGGATACGCCCGAATGTTGCTCTGGCGCAGGCCATTGATGAACATGGAGACGTAGGTATTCAGCCGCTCACTGATAAGGTGCGCTTCGGTATCGCTTGCGCCAGTCCAAGGGAAGGCGTCTTTGCCGTTCTTCCGCAAATCCTGCGTCTTGCCCGCCCAATAGTTGCGCCGTTCGTCGTAGGAGCGCATACACTGATCGAAATACGGAGCAAGGTCCGTGATTGTGGCACGGTAAGCCGATTCAATCGCGTTCACGTCCGGCCCGTCGCTGTTAAAGTAAACGAGCGCTTTTTCTTGATCTTGGTTGGCGGGAATGGACATTTTTAGAGTGAGTTGCGCAGCTTCTTGGAAACGGTGTCCATTATAGCACGCCCATCCCAAGGGGACATGCCTGCGACTTCCTCAATTTGAGTGAAGGAGAGAACGCGGGGCTCGCCGCTTACGATATAGCGGATTTCCAGCCATGCGAGCCAACGGTTTTGCTGACGCTCCACCCATGACTGATCGGCGGTGAAGTCCTGCGTGTTCAATTGCTGAGTTTCTGGAATGAGGGACATAGGAGTCGGTAGCTTTTTTCTCCGTCGTTTGCGGTGATGACTTCGACTTGAACCTTGCGACCAACGAGACGGCCCTTGCGCCCGCTCGGGATTAGCACGCCGATTTTCTCTCGGGCCTCCGTCCAAGCGAACTCAAAGCGCGGGTTTGACGCTCCGGCAATGATAATGGCTGTGATGACATTGGTCTCGATTTCACGCGGTTCGTCGGGACGCTTTAGGGCGGCTTCAAGCTGTGCCATGCCCTCGTCGTCAATCCACATCAGCCCTTTCGTGCGTTTGATGCGCTCAGGGGCGAGAACCTTTTCGGCGAACGCCTTCATGGCTTCGCGGTCGGCGGTTTTGTCGCCGCTCTTTCCGTGCATTCGGGAGTAGAATCCGATTTCTTTGCTCATGTTATAAATGTCGGTGGTTTTTTGAGGTGAGGATTTCGCTTCCACGGGCTAAACGTCGAAAAAGTTCCGCCTTTCGCGAATCGGCTGGCTTTGATTTTATTGATGGTATCAACAATAGTGCCTCGGGTGAGTCCCCGCCTATCTTGAGTTGCGCGCTGCGCACCCCACTGGGTTTTGCTGTATGTGGTTTTTGGCATTAGTAGTATTTTTTGAAGCCTTGAACCGGCAGCATTTTCAGCGGGTCAATGTGGCGGATTTGTGCGGTTGCAAGGTAGCGCAGGCAGTCGATTGGGTCTTTTAGCGCCTCGCACCCGCTGTCTAACGGGTCGTAGTTCATGATCGAATGGATGGTGTTCTTGCAGTTTTCAGAGATAAAAAAGCTAGGCCGATTCGTGCCATCTATCGGCTTTGTCGGCTCAAACGCCATGAGGTCGGAAATCGCCTCTAGCCCGTCTGCCTCGTGAATGCCGGGTGCCGGATTGCAAATAATCATGCGGTCCGCCAGCTCCTGAATCACGTCGCTCTGACTGTTCGCCACGGAATACTTGGACGCACCAAAGCGAGGGTCGATAAACCGCTCGAAAATCTCCATGCCACTCGGCTCCCTCGACTTGATCGTGCTGACGTATTGCTCGTAACCGTAGCCAATCTTTTTTGCGCCGTCGCCAATGCGCCACTTGCCGTCCTTGTCCTCTGCCCAACGGCCAATGTTCTGGCTAGGCCATTCGTCGTAAACATACCAAGTGCCGGTCGCGTCCACGCCAACCCAAATGATGAACCAGTTTCGAGCGTGCGCAGGATCGATGCACATATACCGAGTAAGCCCCTTTTGGTTTATGCTCTCCGGCTTGACGATGTTGTGAGCGCCGAAGCGAGGGAAGCCGCCAGCCGACGCCTTCGCCGGTTGTCCGTAGAGCGCCGTGAGCGTGTAGTCGATGTCCGCGCGCGCCCGACACTGCGTTTTCAGGGCGTTATAACCGCTCCAAGGATTGTCTTTACTGTGGAAGTAAACGATTCCCGTGTCCTTCTTCTCATTCTCCTGAACGTAGGCAACAAGACGCTCCGGCTCGTTGTGCAGCTCCATCAGGCAGTCCGTTTGGCGCGTCTCGGTGTCGATTGCGCCGTCTTTGTAGTAGCGAACCGTCTCCGTCATGCCGTCCTTCGGCGTGAACGTCACCAAGAGCTTCGCGCCACGGGTAGCCAAGCGCAGATAAAGGCGGTCCAGCATCTCCATGCCGCGCAAGTATTCGTCGCACCATGCACCGATGTTGATCCACTTCGGCTCTCGCGAACCAAGCTCCATGCCTTCAAGGATGCTGTTGTCCTGCTGATACTGCGAGTAGGTTTTGAAAACGATTTGGCTTCGGTTGTTAAAAATCAGCTTGTTATTGGAAAATCCGGTGGCGATGGAATAGCTGATGTAGGATACGTCGCCCAACTGCTTTTGCTTCAACTCGGCGGGCAGGTAGTTGTAAATAGCGGCCTGCTGAACCGTGATCGAAATATCGTTATTTTGGGCGAAGCAATATATTAAAGACTCGGGATTTTCTAGTGCCGCCTTAACAACAGAACGTGCTGAGTATGATGTTTTTCCGCTACGATTCGCACCCAACAGCAAAAGTGTTGCAAACTTAGATAATTGATTGTCCGCATACGTCCAATGCGGGAGCACGAACCCGCACCGAAACGGATCGCGCACCGAGTTGGCAATTGCCTCGTGATAGAGCTTGTGCAGCTCAATGAACTCCTCCGGCTCAAGGACGGAAAGCTCCTCGTCAGTCGGCGGCTTTAGAATAGGATGCTCTTGCCAGACGATCATACGTCGATTGCGTTGCGCTTGGCTTCTTCGATCTTGGCTCTGGCGCGTTCCTTCGCCATGAGAATCGCCGCCTGCGCATCACTCACTGATGGGCCGGTCCGGTGCTCAATTACCACCTTATTCTCGCCGATAGCCGCCATGTAGCCTTCGCCCAGCATGGAAACGCTCTGAACCAAGTCGCGGACGTTGGTTTTAGCGATCTGATCAGGGTCGTCCTCCATCATGTCCCATTTTTGGTTCAGGATAGAACGCCCGCGCTGCAAATCCATGTAGGCATGACCCGAAATCAGCTCTTTTACGTCCGTGATGGTTTCGCGGTGACGGCGAGCCATGCGCTGAATGGTGCCGATGTCTATGCTGTATCGGACGGACAATTTGCGCTGTGTCTCCCCGCGTGCAAGCCCCTCAAGAATCTCCACTGCCATTTGCGGGTTCTTGTGCTCAATCGTGGGCGTCCCCTCGGAGCCTTTGAGTGCAACGGCCTTCGCTATTTTGCTTCCAGCCGCACGTTTTGCCGCCTTTTCCTCAAGGTCGAACGCATCGGGTTTTCCATTAGCCATGCATAGGGTTATGCGTAAAGCGCATAACCTAGCAAATAGATAATGAAACTTTTATTAAATTGGACTGCAAATCAACGCTTTGTGAGCGTAGTTTTACTGAGTTTGCTGCGCCTGCTTGCGTTCCTCATCCTGTTTCATGGCTGCCTGAATCGCAACGCGGTGAAGTCCGCTCTCGTTGGCGAACTTCTCAAGGTTGTTGGACGCACGGGCAAACTTAGGAGCGAAATTCGGGTTCACGTAGAGCGTGTAAAGGAGGTTGTATTGGCCTTGGTCTGCGAGCTTGCGGATAGCTCCGATCTGACGACCGAGGACAAAGCCCGTGGTAGATTGGCCCGTCGCCAAGCCAGCGAGAGCGCCGATGCCGCCTGCTTGCTCCGTCATATTCAGTCTGGAGCGTTCAGCGCCCTGCTTCAAGAGATACTGCGTTTTCAGCACCGGCTCTAGCTTGGTGGCAACCTCCTGCATCTTTGCATATTCCGGCCCCATGATAGCGCGAACGGTCTTGCGCTCGGCCTCATTGGATGGAGAGAAGAAGAAATCGCGAATCGACTTCACGGGCGCGTTGGGAGTGACGCCCGGAGTGACGCCCGTATATTGAGCGAGAATGTCGGCAGCGGTGCGTGAACGGAAGTCCTGTTTGGTCGCGGCGGGGAGCGCATCCACGAGCCGCTTGGCTTGCTCGGGGTAAAGCGTGCGAATCGAAGCAACCCAGCCCTCGCGTCCGGGAATCGTCGGGTCCGAACTGAGCCCAAACGTGCCCTCGCCAAACGCCTTCACGAGCGGATCATTCTGCGCGGCGGTCAATTCACGCTGGGCAGTGGCGGCGTCGATGCGGGCACGACGGGCAAGTGATTGAGTCTTGCGAATCTTATCCACGGCATTGCCAGAGCCAAGGTCTAGCAAGTTTTCAACTACGTTGCGGCGATAGGCGAGACGGGCAGCGGCCACATCACCACCAAGGCTGCTGACGTTCTTGAAAAACTCTTCCAGCTCGGGGCGCGTGATGCTCGTTCCCTGCGAGATGCGGGCGAGCGCGTTGATGTCTTTAGCGGTGCCCATACCAAGCGAATCCACGGGGAACTTCTGAGATTGGAGCTTGTTGAGCGTCGTATAGAGCTTGCGCGGGTCGAACACGGCAGCATCGCTCGACAGTCCCGTTGCGCGGTTGACGGCGGCACTATCCAGCACGCCGGTTGCGATGTATTGGGCTACTCCCTTGCGGAAAGACTCCGACGCGGCTTGCGCGGCAGGTTCACCCGTCCCTTGGATGGCGTCGGCGAGCTTGGCGAGGTCGGTAAATCCTTCAACCTTGCCCTGTGTGAGCGCGTTTACAAACTCACCCGCTTTGCCTTGACGCAGAACGCCAGTCGAAGGGTCAACAAAATCGCGGATAAAGTCGCTATCGCGGGCCTTATACCACTCGGCGGCGGCTTTGTTGGCGTTAGCCCATGCCGGAGCCCTGTCGGGCATGTTCTTGGAAATGAAATCGTCGCTCGCCTCGCGGATAGCGGAATACGCTTCACCTGCCAGCTTGCCAGCGGAAGACGCGAAAAGTCGGTTATCTTCAAGGCCGGTAGCAATGGCGTTGCGTGCGTTTCGGAACTGCTCAAGGGTAAGCGTATCGGCCCCGCTGAAAAGCTGGTCAACCTGATCTAACGCAGCGCGGCGAGCCTCATTGCCGTGAAGCATGGTCTTGGAATCACGGGCGCGGCGATTGATAGCAGAGACAATTCCAGCCTTGTTGATGACGGCATCGTTTGCACCAATACCGGCCTGCTGATAGAGTGAGCCAAGCGCGTCAGACTGAACCTTGAACGTGCTTTCGAGTAGTCCTTGCAAGCGCTCGGTATTTTGAACCGGCGAAAGTGCGGCAAGTGAAGGCTTTTGCTGCCCAATGAATTGATCCACGCCCTTATTCATCAATTCGTATTCAGAGCGAGCATTCATCGCTAGTGCATTGGCCTTAATTGCCATATCCCTTATGTCGCTTCGCCCCGTGGAAATCGACTGCTGATAGGCAGCTTGCGCCTGATCGGCGGTCGCTTGTGCGGCACGGGCATTTTCTTGAAGGCCCTTGAGCTTGCCGACGGCTGGGGCAATGTCGCTGGCGATCTTGCTCGCGTTTGGCGCATCGGCGAACTGCTGCAAAATCGACTGGTCAATATCCACGGTCAAGTCGCGCAGCGCATCCATAGCGCGAGGATTGCGGGCAATGATGCTGCGGGCCTCAAGCGGGGCATATTGCGGGAGAATATCCGTGAGCATGACCGTTTGGGTAGGTGTGGCCTGCGTCGTCTGCGTAGTAGCTCCGCGCTCGGTGCGAATCTTGGTTCCTTGCGCACCACGGGCGGCGGCACGCTCAGCAACGGAGCCAAGCATGGAGAATCCACCCGCAACGGCAGCAGCGGGATTAAGCAGGCGGGTCATTGCCTCGGTTGCGGTCTTCGGCGGAACGTAGTCGGGGCGAAGCGCAGATGCACCTTCAGTAAGCGCGCCAGCAGTTGCGGCGGTTGCCCCAGCGCGGGCAGCACCAAGGCCAACCTGCTTGGCGGTTGACATGAACGGCGTGATTGGCGCGAACTTAAAAATCGGGATAGCGCTTTCGAGTCCGGATGCGGCTACTTCAGTTCCCGATATGGGATTCGGCCCAGTAGCCTGTTCAGCAAGGCTACCAACCGCGCCAGCAAGTCCAGTTGCCGCCATTTGAACTGGCACGGATGAGCCGCCCGTAAGCGCACCGGCCACCAGTGATGGCCCATATTTTAGAACACTTCCAATTTGCTCATTCTGGCTAGAGGCTGACTGGCTTACTGAAAACCGGACGCCACGATCCCGCGCAGACTGCGTGAGCCCATACTGACCCGCTGGCTGGGTATTGGCATACATCGCCATTGAGTCCGTAAGCTCCGAGATAGGACGCGGAGCCTGCGCAGGCGGCTGCTGTGCCGGAACCGGCTCAAAACCGGCGGGAATTGGCGGTGTAGTTGGCTCAGGATCAGTGAAAGGCTCAAATCCAGCAGGAATAGCGGGTGTTGCCATGATATTATTTTACAGGAACCCACTGACCGTTTTGAAGCTCGCGGATTTCGCCCGTTTGCGGGTTGCGGATACGCTGGGCTGCTCCGGCAAACTGGCTGGGTGAAGATGGGCGTGATGGCTGATTCTGTTGAGGTGCTTGAGGTGAAGCAGGAGCGGCGGACGGATTTTGACCTGTAACCTTGGCGTAAACCGACTCAGCTACGTTGCGAGCCTCACGCGCCTCGTCAATGCGGCGGTAAATCTCAGCCTGATCGACGTTCTCACGCTCAAGCTTGCGAATAAGCGCGGCGTCTTCCTTTGCCAGTCGCTCGTTCTCCTTTGAAAGCTCCACATAGAACTGAATCGACTGTTTCGGGTCGGTGATAGTCGGGAGTGAGGAGGTGGCAAACTCGCGGTCGGCATTGGACATGGAGCCAAGCCCCTGCATGATAGCCCGCACGCCAGTAGCCTGCAAGCCAGCCAAGCCCTTCTGTGCAATGGACTGCTCAGACGCGCCAAAGTCGCCAGCGCCGATGGATTCACCAAGAGTTTTCAGCCTTCCGACGAGTCCTGCAAAAGTTCCCGTTTTAGCTCCCGCCGCAATCGCCTGTTCGGCCTGTTTTGCAAACGAAGCAGATGCGATGGAGTTTTTGTAGAGTGCTCGTTCCTCTTCCATACGAGCTTTAACGGAGTCGGCTTGGAGTTTTGCATTGGGATTTCCGGTTGGTGAGGCGGAAGTAGCCACTTGGTCAAAAACCTTGGCTCTTTCAGCCGTAGTGAGTGCGCGTCCTAGTTTTTCCTGCTCAGCCTGAATCTGTGCCTGAACATTCTGCTCTTGGAAACTCAAATCGGGCTGCCTATTGGACTGCGCCTGCGTTTTGGAGATTTCGGCCTCGGCTTGACGGCCAGCAAGCGCTTGCTGCTTCTGTTCCTGACCAAATTGAACTAGTCCAGCGCGCTGCTGGGGCGTCATCTTTGCGATTTCAGCCGTGGTTCGGGGCCGGAGAAGGTCAGGAGTAGGGGCTGGCTGCGTTTGGGCCGTAAAAGCGGTTTGCTGGGCCTGTGATGCGGGCATTTCAGGATTGCCGAAGCCTTGCGCAGCCGGAAAAGGCTGTGGCGGCTGGCCCTGAACCGGACCAACTCCACCAAATTGACGGGTTGAGCCATCAGGGAGCTTGAAGGATGCCACCGCGTCGGGGTTGTATGGTGCCGGAGCCGCAACGGACGCCTGCTGAGCACCACCAACCGCCTGAAACGACTGCTGAGTAAGCCGCGCACGGTTCAGCATGTCCTCGTAAGGGCTCGGTTGGGGCGTTGCACCCATTTGCGCCGGAGCTGGGGCCGGATTCATGCCGCCAGCAGCCGATTTAGCCGCCATTTGGCCAACCGGAGTCTGACCCATGTAGGCTGAATACGCCTGCGCGCCCGCTTTATTGGGGTTCACGCCACCTTGAGTTGCATATTGGCCGGTCTGCGCAGAAAAAGCCGCATCACGCGCACCCGTAGCCGCCGTATTCGCCGCATCCTGAGCCGACACCATCACGCCGCCCCGAAACTTGCGCCCATCGTCCAGCGTAATCCCAACCTGACGGCTCAGCTTTTGGCGGTCTTGCGGCGAAAGTAAAAATGAGAGGTCGGCCATTGGTGAATTATAGCATGTCGGCGGGAATTTTGACGCAAAGTAAGGCTGTTGAAAGATTTTTCAAGAAAGTTGTTGACGGCGGTTAATTATCTTTCACTGTAACGCCATTCGAGCGGCCTGAACACTGTTTGAATAAAACAGCTCAGCCGCTCCTTAAAGCCACTGATGCCAGTTCAGGCCCATCAGTGGCTTTTTTGCGTCCGCGATTATCGAACGACGCGCAAAGACTCCGCTGATAATCCCAGCTCGGAGGGCGTAGGAACCGGCCACGTATCAGCTCGCGCACCGGAACGATATACCACTCAGTTTTAGGTCACGGCCCTTTTCCGCTTTCAGCCGTGATGAAGTCGCAAGCTAAGTTGCGGCAAGGACGATTCAGGGGGTGCCAACTACGGGCGGGCTTGTCCCACCGCTCAAAAAGACACCTAGCTAGCCGTGATGAGTTTCACGGATGGGGCTCTAACTTAACGAAGGGCTGGGTATATATCGCAATCAGGTCTGCGCTTAACTGGCGCGGAGGAAAGCGTGCTGGGGATAACTTAACGAAGTAATAAAACTAATTTATATGACTGAGATAACAGCAAACAATCTTTACCCATGCTTTAACGCAGGAAGCCCAAACAACAAGCAACTCGCCATGTTCGGAATGAAGTGGCCTTTGAGACATGGCTGGGCAAAGGAGATGATTGGTCGGCAAGTGACAGACGATTTTTTACCAAAATTGGCCTCACTTAAAAAGCCTGCCCGTGCTTTTTCGGTTCAGTCGCCTAAGCCGCTATTGATTCGCTCATGTGAGTTCACCGACGACGCGGGAAATCCAATGGTTCACGTTCAATACGATCTGACGGACAAAGACGCAAAGAAATTGGCTGATTTCATTCGCTCGCTATCCTAACACGAATCACGGCGGGCGGTAGGTGAAAGACACTACTTAAACGAAACCGCCTTATTCAGCCAAGCCTGACGAGCCTTGCAGCCGCCGCATCCCGTAACGTTAGTTTTGAAAACGCGGTCAACAGCGCGGGCGATAGGCTGCGCAACGTAAGCTACGGCATCGCCAAGGCCGGATATGCCGCCAGCTTCTTCGCAGCGCCCCATAGCGTGCCAAACGCGGGCCGGACACGCCGCACAGGGGTCAGCATGGTTTATGGTGGATCGCACGTCGCAGGCGAGCTTGCAGTCAGAGCAAGCATCACGCCGAACTTGTGCGTTTTCAGGCTTCATCATGGACAGCCACCCGCGCAACCTCTGCACACGGCAACGATACTATCAGGATCAACAGTGGTAGTTCCGTTCGTTGCTGGTATAGGCACTTCAAAATAGGGGTTCGCTCCGTCGCCGATGATGGGGTAGGTTGATGGGTCATCGGGGTCATAATCCTCGGGGATATTCCCATCCCAAATTGCACACATCTCAGTTTCGGCTGGATCGCCTTCTTCTGGCGTAAAAACCTCAAGCCAAGTAATCATGTAGCAAGTGCCGCTTCCGACCTTAGGAATTTTAAACCGGAATCTGTAGCGTGATTCTCGAATTGAGTTGGTCAGTTCGTCCGAAGTTAGGTCATAGTAGCTGCCTGCTGTGTCATTCCAGTCATTGTCCCACGCGGGAAGCGCGGCTAAGACACTCGCTATAAGCTCACCAGTGGTATATTCATCTGAAAGTTCAGATAAAGCGACGGCACTACTGCCCGGCTCCGTGCATGGCACATTTATGGCATCATTGGTAAACTCACATGTTGCGGGGTCATAGCTAGCAGTTCCCGAAAAATAACTAGACGCACTGTATGAGTTCTGAGTGTCATTACAGAAGAAATCAGACGGGTCTGGGCTTGTCGTGCAAAAACCAGATGTCGTTAATACCAAATATATCTTATTAGCCGGTCCGCAAACAACGACACCGGCATCAAACCCGCACTTGGTCTTGCTCGCGCTCCGTGAGTCCCACTCAATAGTAGGCGTGGGACACTCGCAGCAATCGGCGCACGGAATAAAAGGAGTTATGGCACTGCTCATTTTACACGCCCCACCAGTTATAGACCCCAACTCCGCATGACTGACCATTGAGGCTATGCGTCACGGCTTGGTTTATTGTGATAACGGAACCCGCCACAGCCATCTCGCCGATAAGAAAATAGCTATCCGTTGCCGTGTCGGCGGGAACGCTTGCGGCACTTTCAACAGCGCTCGATGTCCACAGCCCATCTCCATCAACAACAACGTGCGCGTAAACCTTCAAGCCATTCGACGGCGTTATATCGGTAGGCGTTCCTCCACCCTGAACCTCTGGCGGCACCGCACCCCACACCGTTCCATAGCGAACCCTGACCTTTGGCGAGCCGGACACCGTAGCCTTGTAAAGTTGAAGCGGGTGTTGAGCAGCGCCGCCGCCTCCCCCGCCAGACGCATTCAGCGAGAAATCATCGAAATCCCAGTCGATATTCTTGCGTGCCGCGCCATACACCTGATCCGGCTCACTCAACTTTCTGCCCTCCGTCAATTGGACGCTCTGGATTCCACGCGGAGGAGCACCCGCGCCAAACATGCCACTCATTCTAGCCACTCGCTGCTCGTTGGTTTCCATTTTAGCTTAGGTAGGTCGAGAATGTGCCGACAACCGTAACCCTGCGCTTGCGATACCATTTCACGCCAGCATCCGTCACAAAAGCAGGCGCGGCATTCGCCCCAATTACAGCATTGGAAGTTCCATAGAACTCACTTGGAGTTGGGCTTGAGCTGGCCGAAGCCGCGACCACATCGACATCAACTTCCGCATATGTGGTATTAGTTCCGGCAAACGAACTATCCGCCAGATACCCACTAGCGCCCTTTGATACTACCACGCCCGCACTTCCATCGGACGGTTTGTAGTTCACCGTATAATAGGCCCACTCCGTAACGCTAAATGGCTTGTAGGAATCATCCACCGACGTATCCGTGGTCATAATCTCCTCAATGAGCGCCTTTACCCAGCGCGTATTGCCCGGCTTAGCCAGCGGACCATCAGCAGAACTCACGTCCAGCTCGCCCGGCTTCTCATACTGAACCCATGACTCGTAGCTATGGACCTCGTTGTCATCCTCGGGGTCTAAGGTGCTACCATCCGACATCATCATGCTCGTAACGGCATAAACCTTGTAGCCAAGGACATTTTCCACCCTGTTACGGTAAAGCGATGCCTCATCCCCGCCCTGAAAGCCTAGATTAGGCAAATCCGTCAGCGAATACGATGGATTG